GATATTGTTTGTATTTTGATACTGAAGCAGCAATCACAAAATCCCTTTTGGAAAGCAGGGGAATTGACACAACTCGCCTGGTGGTTGTCAATGTAGTCACGATTGAAGATTTTCGTAATAAGACTCTGAAAGCAGTTGATTTATATCTGAAAAAATCGAAAGACGAAAGACGACCTTGTATGTTTGTACTTGACTCTTTGGGTATGCTTTCTACTAATAAAGAAATCACAGATACACTTGCAGAAAAGGATACTCGTGATATGACCAAGGCACAACTGATTAAGGGTGCCTTTAGAATGTTGACTCTTAAATTGGGTCAAGCAAATATTCCTATGATAGTTACCAATCACACTTATGAAAGTATGAGTCTTTATGGTGGTAAACAAATGTCAGGTGGCTCTGGACTGATGTATGCATCATCTACAATCGTATACTTATCTAAATCAAAAGAAAAAGATGGAACAGAAGTTATAGGAAATATTATCAAAGCAACAACAAAGAAATCAAGATTAAGTAAAGAAAATAAACAAGTTGAAATTCGGTTATTTTATGACGAACGTGGACTTGATAAGTATTATGGATTACTTGAACTTGGTGAGATTGGTGGATTGTGGAAAAATGTAGCAGGACGTTATGAGATTGGTGGTAAAAAAATCTATGGTAAAGATATATTAAAAGACGTAGACAAGTATTTTACTCCAGAAGTAATGCAGGCACTTGATGAGACAGCACGAAAAGAATTTAGTTATGGTAAATGAAAAATATCCGTATTATAAAAACTGGAGTTGATGTATCAAGAATACTACAACAACTCAAACAATATCCAGAAGATTGGGGTTGCCAAAAAAATGTTGTAGATGTAGAACAATTAGATCCCACAGAATTTATTGTAACTGCCGATGTTCTTCAATTGATTATGGGTGGAATTGAAACCGAAAACCAGTATGTTGGTAATACTGAAATCTGCATTCAAACTCCGGCATATGACAAGCATACAGAGATTCTTAATTACTTAAAAAAGTATTTTAAGAAACTTCGTCGTTGTGGGTTTCTAGCACTTCCTGTTGGTGAAGAAGTTGGGTTTCATATTGATGAAGGAACTTATTATCTTTCAAAGGATAGATATCACCTTTCAATTCAGGGAAAATACGAGTATAGTGTAGGGGATGAAACTATAATCATTGAACCAGGAACTCTCTTTTGGTTTAATAATAAACTAGAACATCGGGCAGTAAATGTTGGAAATAATGTTAGAATTACCTTTGTATTTGATGTTCCGCATCATAAAAAAAATCTTTAATTAAACTAATGGAACGCCTTGAGATTACAATTCTTCGAAACTTGATATTTAATGAAGATTATGCCAGAAAAGTTATTCCATTTATTCAACCAGAATATTTTGAAAAGAGAACCGAAAAAATATTTTTTGAAGAGACTGTTAAGTTTATTGTAAAGTATGGATCTTCTATTACAACCGAAGCACTCAATATTGAAATCGAAAATCGTAGAGATTTAACAGAAACTGAAAATAAAGAAATTGTAGAATTATTTTCTAAACTTAATAATGATGCTGTTGATAAGCAGTGGATATTGGATACTACGGAGAAATGGTGTCGTGACAGAGCAATCTATATTGCTCTTATGGAATCAATACATATTGCCGATGGTAAAAATGATAAAAAAGATAGGGATGCAATTCCCAGTATTCTTTCTGATGCTCTTGCCATATCTTTTGATAATAATATTGGACACGATTACATAAATGACTATGAAAAAAGATTTGAGTTTTATCACAGAAAGGAGGATAAGATTCCATTTGATTTGGAATATTTTAATAAGATTACCAAAGGAGGTCTTCCAAATAAGACTCTCAATATAATTTTAGCTGGAACTGGAGTTGGAAAAAGTCTGGCACTATGTCATTTTGCATCATCTGTTCTTATTCAAGGTAAAAATGTTTTATATATTACTCTTGAAATGGCAGAAGAAAAAATTGCCGAAAGAATTGATGCAAACTTATTAAATGTTCCTATTCAACAATTGGCAGATCTTCCTCGTCAAATGTTTCAAAATAAGGTGAATGGAATTGCAAAGAAAACTCAAGGAACATTTATTATTAAAGAGTATCCAACTGCATCAGCACACTCAGGTCATTTTAAGGCGCTTCTGAATGAGTTGGCACTTAAAAAATCATTTAAACCTGATATTATTTTTATTGATTATTTGAACATATGTGCTTCTTCCAGATTTAAACCAAGTGGTAATATCAATTCTTATACCCTTGTGAAATCAATTGCCGAAGAACTTCGTGGACTTGCTGTGGAGTTTAATGTTCCAATTTGCAGTGCCACACAAACTACAAGAAGTGGTTATGGGAACTCTGATGTAGAATTAACCGATACTAGTGAGTCCTTTGGTCTTCCTGCGACTGCTGATATGATGTTTGCTCTCATTTCTACAGAAGAACTTGAGGGATTAGGACAAATTATGGTAAAGCAACTTAAGAACAGATACAATGACCCAACAGTCAATAAAAGATTTATTGTTGGTATTGACCGTGCCAAAATGAGACTATATGATGTAGAGCAAGATGCTCAAAAAGATATACTTGACAGCGGTAAAGAAAATGAGTATGATGTTGAAGAAGAAAAAAAACCTAAAAAATCATTCGAGGGATTTAAATTCTAATGTCTATTATCGATACAAAAAAATATATTGAATTCGTTCGTGAAACTACAAGTCCAGCAAGTAGTGATTTTGCTGTACTTCTATCTCGTATGACTGAACTTGAGGTTCAGAATGATGCTGATATTCCTCGTCTTATGACTGCAGCATTTGGTATGAGTGCAGAAGCAGGTGAATTTACCGAAGTTGTAAAAAAAATTATTCTTCAGGGAAAACCTTATAATGAAGATAATGTATTTCACCTAAAAAGAGAACTTGGTGATATTTGTTGGTATCTTGCTCAAGCCTGTATGGCACTTGATACTAACTTTGAGGAAATCTTACAAATGAACTTTGAGAAACTTTCGGCAAGATATCCAGAAGGAACTTTTGATATTAATCGTAGTGAAAATAGAAAAACTGGAGACATTTAATAGTTAAATCGTATTTGTATAATCGGTGTCTTCTGAATACTAAATACTGTAAAAGATTATTTCAATTTTAATGAATATTCCTCAAATAGAATTGGAGTTAAAAAAATCAGGATATACAAATTTTAAAAACAAAACTGTTAATCGAATTGCAATACTATCCGATGGTGATCGTTCGGTAGTATTGAGAAAAGTTGCTGAAATATTTAAAGATAAAGGTGCTATTTATAATCCTAATTACCAAACACCAATAATAAATGGTAGGGGTGGAAATCAAGTATCATCATTAGGAGTAGTTGAAATCGGAAACAAAATCATATTTACTAGACCAGCATCTAGACAAGGAAATAACTCCTCTGGAATTGGAAATGAAATTGCATTTGTGAATGGAATTAATAAGTATCTTGACACAGGATATGGAATATTTCATACAATAACTGTTGTTTTTTATGTTTCTGGCAGAACAATAACTGTTAATAATGTTTTAATAGCAGAATCTACCGGATCTGATACTGGCGGTAGAAAAAAATCTGATGTGAATTTAGTTAGATTAAATGCTCCTACATTTAGAGTTTCACTAAAACAATCTGATTCAAAGTTTTGGGAATCTGCAGATAGTTATTATGGATCTCAAGCAGTTTCTATTATAGAATCATTAGAAAAAAGTGGTGACATATCACTAATAAGAACAGGAAATCGAGTTGATTTTGGACCTGGTATTACTGGGATAGCAATTCCTACAACGGATGACGAAAAATTAAATGTTATATTTGGATCTGATATATTAGGAAATGGTGCTATTGTTAAACAAACATTTTCTGGTAATACTCACTTTAGTTGGGACGAAACTAATTTGATTTTAACAGTCAATTGTCTCAAACTTTACACTGATATCAATCAGGTTAAATGTTCAGATGAGGACCCCTATATGTTGATAAGAAGAGGTTCTGATAGATCATTGGGCGGTAGGAAAGATTTTACGGGATTGCGAGTGCAAGCTGTATATAAATCTAGAATTACTGGAGATATTAAACAATTCCCAAGAAATAAATTTACCGGACTTATATAAATGGAAGATCTTCAATTATTTTTTAATAATATTCTAGACTCTTTTATTACCAAGAATGCAATATCGAAAAATATTATAAACGATTTTATTAAATATTTTTATTTTATTCTTGATAAGGAAATAAAATCAAATAAATCTAAAATATTAAAGAATAAATATGTAAAGATTCGAAAGAATGGTTTGCAGTATATTATTGCAAACAAAAAACTAATATTATCTGACATTAGTAAGAAAAAACAAAATAAATAATGAAAAGTTTTCATCAATTCATACATGAAGCAACTTCTCCATCAGAACAAGCTCGGCGACTTGGTTTCCGTGGAGATGGTCACGGTGATTGGTATGATAAAAGAAATAATGAATTTGTTGCTAAAACTGTAGGAGGAAAATTAAAGTTTTATAATAAACGAGAAAGAATTGGACAACAAGATCCAATACAGACTGCTCACGAAAAGGATGTTCCTTCTCCGAGTTATAATGACTCTAATTCTCAACTACCGCAGCAGAAACAATCGCAAAAACTCCCACCAGAGCAAGAATTATCAGTACAGGAACCTCAACAATCAGTTGCAACTCCTTCACTAGTACCTAAGACTAAAGGAACTCTAACAGTTGCCTTCGGACAATTTAACCCACCTACATTAGGGCATCAACAATTAATGGATGTTGCTGCACAATCTGCCGATGAAACTGAAGGAGAATATCAAATTTATCCATCTCGAAGTCAGGACAGTAAAAAAAATCCATTAGACCCGGATACTAAAATTTCATATATGCGACAAATGTTTCCAGTTCATGGAGAACGAATTGTAAATGACAACTCAATTGTATCAATATTCGATGTTCTTAAAAGAGCTCATAATGATGGGTATACTAATATTAGAATTGTAAGTGGTTCTGATCGAGTAAAGGAATTTGAAAAATTATCAAATAACTATAATGGGCAATTATATCAATTTGATACAATAGAAGTATTGTCTTCAGGAGATCGTGACCCTGATGCGAAGGGTGTAGAGGGTATGTCTGCATCTAGAATGAGACTTGCTGCCTCTGAGGGTGACCTACGCAAGTTTAGGGAGGGTCTTCCTGCTGATATGCCGCGTAAATCATCTCAAGAATTATTTAATTCAGTAAGAGTATCTATGGGTATTAATGAGAACTGGAATCTTTGGGAAATTGCACCTAAATTTGATTATCAATCTCTTCGTGATAATTATGTTTCTGAAAAAATATTTAAAATTGGGCAATTGGTTGAAAATACTAATACTGGACTTGTTGGAAAAATTATTCGTCGTGGTACTAACTATTTGATTTGTGTAACCGAATCTAATATGATGTTTAAATCTTGGATTAAGGATGTAATGGAAACTAAAAAATATACAGAAGTCAGTATGAATAGTACGATAAGAGAACCAGGAAAACCAAATACACTAACTGGAACTTCTGGATATTATAATTATGTTAATGATATGACACCAGAAGCACCTGAAACAAATCTACAGTATGGAGCAAAACCTTATCGTGGGTATAAAATATCCAATATCAGGGAGTTTATAAATAAATATAGAAAATAGTAAAGTAGTAAAGTTTTAATATGAAAAATCATATTGCCGAAGATTTACCAGCAAGACAATTTGCTGCTGCTGTAGATAAATCCAGCACACTTAAAGGTAAGACTGCAAAAAAACCTTCAACAAATCCAGCATTACAAACAGTATACGATATTAGATATGAATTTAACAATAGTTCGGATAATATTACTCTTAAACAAGTATATGATAGAGTTATGAAAACTAGTAAATTAGGAAAGGCAGAAAAAAATATCGTACAACAAAAATTATTTGGTAGAGGAGATGTTGGTGGTATGAGAGCAGAACACTTCAATCCTATCTTTAAGAATGCAGCAGCGGATTCTATCTCAAATGCTCTATATCAAGTATTTGTAGAGAAACTTGAAGTAGATGCTGATGAACTAACTGCAGAACTAACTGAGTTTTATACTAAAATAAATAAATCTGGCGATATGATTTATCATATCCGAGTAACTGATAACAGAACTGGTGATAGTTATACTATTGATGCATCTCGTGAAAAAATTGCTAAACTCCGTGCAAATTCAGACCTTTCTGTTGAAATGTCTGATATTGACTTAAGTCGTAAAAAAGGAAAATCGACAGCAAAAGGTCTAGACCCTGTAGGAAAGGAAGATGGTGATGTTGATAATGACGGAGATAAAGATAAATCTGATAAGTATTTAATGAAGAGGCGTGATGCAATTGGAAATTCTATTGCAACCCGTAAAGAAGATTTTATTCATGAAGCAGGTAAAAAAAAAGAACGTGAAGAACATGATGTAATGCCAAAGGGTATGAAAAATAAATATACTGTTGGACCAGACCAAGGTGCTAAAACTGGATTAATGGCACATACTGAACTTAAAGGAAATGTTATATATGAAACTGGATATGCTAAGTTTCTTAATAACCTATCTGTAATTCACGAAAAGGCAGTAAGTCAAAATCAGCAACAACTTGCTGGAATGGCACTTGCATTTTTAAGAGGTGATATGCCTGATGCAAGTGAAGAAGTTAAAAAAATGGCAGAAATGGGAGAAAAAGAACTTCGTAAGTTTGCCAAAACTCCTCATAAAGGTCTTCCTGAAAAAGTAAAAGAAGAAATGAATTGTGATGATGAACTAGATATGCGCCCATTAAAAACAAAAATTAATCTTGAGAAAACTAAATTGAGATTAATGGGTGCAAAAAATCCAATTGTTATGATGATGCCTAGTCAAGATAGTCCTAATACATAAATAATTCGGAAACATTATAGGGATTATTATGTCAGTCGCAATCGCATGGGTAATTGCTAATCAAGCACTTGTAGCAACTGTATTATTTGCAGTTTCTGAAGCACTTGGAGCAAATCCAAAAATCAAGGCTAATGGTATTCTTTCACTTATCATTATTCAGGCACAAAATGCTCTGAAGGCGAAGGGCGCAAAAGATATTACACCTTGAATTTTTTTACGATATACAAATAGAGACTGCATATCGTGGTCTCTATTTTTTTATAAATACTTTTTAGATTAACGAATTATAGGTAAAAAGAATGGCACTCTGGGGAATTTCCACGACTTCTGAAACATCTGGTAATAATTATAATATTCCCAAGTTTTTTCTTGATACTGATAGAAATAATACTCCACATAACTGCTTTGCAGATGTTCGTGGATGGGTTTATCGCAGATATGGAACAACCCAACAGTCTGGTCTTTCTACCTCCTATTATGATGAGGTAATTGTTCCGGTTGCAGGACTGAATACTGTTGGTAGTGGGGCAAGCACAACAGGTCTTGGATTGTCAACTCCTGTTGCAGTATTCTTCGAAGATGAAAATCTTGCTTCTCCAATTTCTATCGGTGCTGGTGGAACTACTGGAATTACGACTGGTTCAGTTGGAAATGTTCATTTAGTGTTTAATGAACTGGTATATGTTTCTGCAGGTGCAACAATTAGACTTCGTGCCTTTGATGCAAATAATGCAAACGAAACAACTGCGATTGTCGCAACAGCAGGATCATTTGCAAACGGATCTACTGTTTTCAATTATATTAATAATACTGGATTTGTTGCTAATACAAGTTACAACGGACAGATTACAAATCGTCCTTCATTTGCATTCACCGCACCAAGTTCAGTTTTGACTGCAAACGTTGCATTCACAACATCAGTAACTACGGCAGGACAAACTGTTGCGATTGGTGGAACTAATATCTTTGTTGACTCAGTAACGAGTGTTTCTATTGGAAGTTCCCTCACAGTTGCAGGTAAACTTACAAACGTTCCTGTTGTTGCTGTTGGAACTACTTCTGTTCAAATTGGAACAGCAAGTACAATTGCTTCAACAATTACTGCAGGACTTGGAGTTACATTCAGCACTCGCACGAATGCTACCAAACTATCAATTGATATGTCAAGAGGATTTATTGGAGTGATTACTGATGTTTCCGGTGGTGCCGGTGTGACGAGTTCATTCACTTCAGACATCATTCGTAATATTGGAGGTGCCGGATCTACAAGTTCAGTTGGTATTGGAACCACAACATTAACCGTAACTGCATAATATGAGATTTGATGAGTTGAATGAAGATAATTATATCTTATTTGCAATTAAATACTATGAAAATCCACAATCAGTGACGATGGAAGATTTTCAATCTGATTTAAAAAGAATTAGATATGTTAAAAGACTTCTGAAAAGATACAAAAATACTGGAGAACTTAAAACTCATTTGATAGTAAATCATCTAATAGTATTGTTTAATGTTTTTAATGATGCAACAGTTCCTTTACTTTTTTATAATTTAGAAAAAGATTTGTGGTCTTATATTAAAAGTTTTTTAATATTTCTAAATCGTTTACCAGAATATCCAAAAACTCAAATTCATGAAATTATGGAAGACACTGAGTGTCTATCTCAATTACAACTAATCTAATGAATAAACTAGAAAAATTAATTGGTATTATTAGGTCATTAAAAGAAGATGTTCCTACCATGAGTACAGGCAGCACTACCGGTTCTGCCGGATTTGGTGGAAGTGCTCAAGGATTTAATCCAGGACCAACTGCAGGGTATGATATTCCTCTTGATGGAAGGTCTAAAATTATGAGAAAACTTCCTCCACTATTTCGTAAAGAACTTCAAAAAAATAAATAATTATGAGACCGTTTTTTTATGGAAAACATTACCCCCCACAATAAAAATGTACTCCTCCTCTCAATCTGTAGAAACTAAAGTTGCAATATTAGAAGAAAAACTTAATTCTTCTGATCAATTATTGGCAAAAATTGAGAGTGCAATTGATAAATTGATTGAGGCAAATTCAAATGTGACTAGAATGCTTGCTGTTCATGATGAAAAATTAGACAAGAACGACAGAATTGATGCAGTATTATTTGAAAAAATAGATAGTTTGCATAGAGATATGACTCGTCAGACTGATAATATTAAGACTGGATGTGAGCGAGATATTATAAAAGTTAGTGATCGATTAAGTAATTTAGAAAAAAAGATGTGGATGATTGCCGGTGGTCTTTCTGTAGTTTCTTTATTGTTCTCTACTGTTGGTAGTAATATTATTTCTAATATATTGACTCCTGAATCTAATTCCGTTATAATAGAGAGACTGAAATAATATAGAATGGATTTGATTGATTCCAAGTATATTGGATTAATTTCTTCTCGCCTTCCCAAATTTAAAAGAATAAAATCAGATCTCTACAACTTTCGTTGTCCGATTTGTGGAGACTCTCAGAAAAATAAAAGTAAGGCAAGGGGTTATTTGTATGCGGTAAAAACAAACACAAATTTTAAGTGTCATAATTGTGGTGCAAGTTTATCTTTTAATAATTTTTTAAAAGAAATAGATCAAGTATTACATAAACAATACACTCTTGAAAAATTTAAGAATGGGCATACTGGTAAAAATTTTGTTGTAGAATCACCTTCATTTGAGGACTCTAAACCAGTATTTAAAGCAAAATTAAATTTACCTAAGGCATCTGAAAACCCAAGTGCATCTGAATACTTACTTGGTAGAAAGTTAAACCCTGATAAGTTTTATTATGCTGAAAAATTTAAGGAATGGACAAACTCAATTAAACCCACATTCCCAAATACCAAATATGAAGAACCAAGGATTATTATTCCTTTATTCTATCAAAATACTCTTGTTGGGTTTCAGGGAAGAGCACTTGGTACTAGTAAGGTTAAGTACATTACTATAATGCTTAGTGATAATGCTCCAAAAATTTACGGACTTGATGAAATTGAAAAAGATAAAACTGTTTACATTACTGAAGGACCATTTGACTCAACATTCATTCCAAACTCAATTGCTCTTTGTGGAGCTGACGGTGATGTTGATAAGTGGGGTATTAGTGATTGTGTTTGGATATACGATAACGAACCACGTAATACAGAAATCTTATCAAGAATTTCCAGAGTTATCGAACTGGGACAAAAAGTTGTTATTTGGCCCCCAAATACTGAAGAAAAGGATATAAATGATATGATTTTGACAGGACAAAATGTTCAGTGTATAATCGAATCTAATACATATTCTGGATTAGAAGCAAACTTAAATTTTAACATTTGGAAAAAAATATGAGTAACGGAACTAAGGTAGTTAAAAGAAATGGATCAATTGAAAGTCTTGATCTAAACAAACTTCATATAATGGTTGAAGAGTCTTGTAAAGACTTGGCAGGAGTTTCTGCATCTCAAGTTGAAATGCAATCTGGTATTCAATTTTATGATGGAATTACAACTGCAGAAGTTCAGGAGATTCTAATTCGCTCTGCAAGCGACTTAATTGACCTAGACCATCCTAACTATCAATATGTCGCTGCTCGCCTTCTTCTATTCGCCATACGCAAGCAATTATACGGTCGTATGCATGAATATCCAACGGTTTTTGAGCATACTACAGAATGTGTAGAATTAGGAGTATATGATGCTGATATTTTAAAACTTTATACAAAAGAAGATTTCGAGAAACTGCAATCATTTATTCGTCATGATCGCGATTATCTATTTACTTATGCTGGATTACGTCAGGTAGTTGATAAGTATTTGGTACAAGATCGTAGTAGTTCAAGTGTATATGAAACTCCACAGTTCATGTATATGATGATTGCGGCAACAATCTTCT